GATAGCTAGTTGGGTAGTGTTGATACATAGGCTTGTTGCTTAATGATTTTCTGGACGTATGAGCGTTGGCAACCGACCTTTTTGCTTATTGCCTTCTTGCTCATACCAGCTTTCCATAGTTTAAGGATTTTGTTCTTTTTTTTCATTGAGACGATTAGTAATTAATGTTCGTAGGTCTTCTGTAGCTTCTTTAGTTTGTTCAATGAGGATTTCAAAGAATTCCTCTACTAGATTTGCCGGTAAGTTTTGAGCAAAGTGCCGTACTCTTAAAATAAACTCTTTTTTCATTAATCAATTGTTTCCGCTCGAATGAGCATTAAGTGGTAGTAACTACATTGTAGCACTGCTACCGAATCCGTCAATTTACTTATCCACAGATTTCTAATTCTCCTTTTAAACAAGCCAAAAGAAATATCAAAATGAGGCTCAAGCGTGGAAACAAATATCAAATAGTTTGGAAAGACGCTTTTCAAGAGCCTACCTGGAGCGAGGATAAGGACTTAAAGAAGCTCGGAGACACTTTCCGTAAGGGAGTAAAGCAAGACCTTATATTTATCGGTCAAGATGAAGATTTTAGATACTTCACTTCTGGAGTACATCAAGGGGACAAATCTTATTTCGATGTTATAGGCATCCCTCGCCAGTGGGTTAAGAGTATACGTGAAATAAAATGAGCGGAAAACAAGCCAAGAAACTAAGACAACTATACCGGAGGGATTTAGGCCAGCAGCTTCGGAAGAACATACAGAAAGCAACTGAAGAAATGGAAGGCTTACTCAAGCCAGCCCCTAAGTGGATACCTGATTTTATCTGGGTCAGTTTACAAAAACTATTTTTGAATATTTGATAGATAAGCATAAAACGAGCAATTAATGAGGTATGGCCGGAAGAAAGTCTCTAAAAGATGAATTAAAGCTATTTGAACGCTACTCAGATCTGACTGAGCCGTATTTTCGTGTTCTCAAAAAGCGTTTGGAAAGTGGTAAGCCTGACCAGGAGAACTGGGCTGTAGAGCAGCTTACCAAAGCTTATACCAAGATGATTCCTCAAACCCTCGCTGGTGATCCTGATAATCCTCTGCACGTTGTTACTGGCTTTAATTATCTCGCGCCCAATGACTCCAACAATCAAACCGACCCCAAAACAGCATCTCGCATGGTCAAAGTGGTTGGACCAGATAACTAGATTTGTTCTGTTCGGTGGCGGTGCTGGTGGCGGTAAGAGTTGGTGGATTTGTGAAAAGCGACTGGTTAGAGCTTATCAGTATCCAGGCTTAAAGGCTTTCATTGGACGTAAAGAATTAAAGCGGCTGATGCAGTCCACCTACATTACTTGGTCAAAGGTTTGTAAGTATCACAGTATCCCTCAAGATGACTGGAAGCTCGACGGCAAGTATAACTTCATAGAGTTTAGAAACGGCTCCCGAATAGACTTGCTCGATGTAGACTACCTTCCCTCTGATCCTTTATACGAACGCTTTGGGTCGCTTGAATACACAGAAGGCGACCTCGAAGAAGCAGGAGAGATAAATTTCACAGCCTTTGATGTCTTAAAGTCCAGAGTCGGCAGACACCTTAACAAAGAATATAACCTCCTTCCTAAAATCGGCCTGACAGCTAACCCTTCAAAGAACTTCCTCTACCAAGTTTTCTACAAGCCGTGGAAAGAAGGAATCCTGCCTAGCGAATATGCTTTCATCCAAGCTCTTTACAACGACAATCCACACACCTCAGACGAATACGGCCAGCAGCTTACTCAGATAACCGACAGAGCCACTAAAGAACGCCTGATGTTTGGCAACTGGGAGTATGACGATGATCCTTCGGCACTGATTGAATACGAAGCTATCCTAGACCTTTTCAGTAACGCTCTACCGGAAAGCACAGATAAGTATCTGACTGGTGATATTGCGCGTTACGGTCACGACAAGACGGTTTTCTACTGCTGGAAGGGCTTGAAAGTCTACAAGATTTACATATTCCAGAAGCAAGGCATAGACGTTACTTCAGACAAACTCATTGAGATTCTAAAGGCTGAACAGATCCCTCGAAGTCATTGTGTTGTAGATGAAGACGGAGTAGGTGGGGGCGTAGTGGATAACGTAAAAGGCATAAAGGGATTTGTCGGCGGTAGCTCACCTGTCGAAGTCAAAGATGAGAAACAAAACTATCAGAACCTTCAAACTCAATGCTCTTATCTGCTGGCTGACAAAGTAAACACTCACCAGATAGGTATAGAGACTTCCAATGAAGCCTTTAAGAACGAACTTACAGAAGAGCTGGAACAGATTAAGAGCAAAGACAGAGACAAAGACGGCAAGCTTAAGATTATCCCGAAAGATGAAGTAAAGATTGTTCTCGGTCGCTCGCCTGATTATGCAGATGCCTTGATGATGCGAATGTACTTTGAACTAAAGAAAGTCTCAGGATTCATACCTACAGCCGTACAAGGCGGCACTAAACGTTTCTACCCCGAACTTGGACTATGAACGACGAACAAAAGGAAAAACTACAAGCTATTTTGCTGGACTTGGCCGCTGAAATTTCGGAAATGACGCATTACTCGGTTGGCGATAGGTGGTTTAAAGAAATTAGCGACGCAATTAGAGACTTATAAATGCAAACACCAAACTACGAATCTCTCAAAACCCAACTCGACGCCAATGAACAGGCTGATTTTCGTTTTCAGGAACGAAGACACGCTGATTGGACAGAAAACGCCCAGCTTTACCGGGATAAGGTGATCATCAATCGTCTTACTCAAAGGCAGAGCGTCAATGTCCCTCTGATTAAGGGCAGTATCAAAACTATCCTGGCTAACATAGATGAATTCCCAGATGTCGAGTTTGAGGAGTTAGACAACAACAAAGACAAGGAAATCGTTTTCAATGAGCTTTGGAAAGATTTTGTCATCAGAGACAAGATGGAAGTCAAGGATATGGTTGATAAGAAGCAAGACCTTCTCTATGGCAAGACCTGGACAAAGCTTAATATCGTTGGGGGAAGACTCTGCACTGAAATCAAGGAACCTTTCGATATTCTGGTAGACCGCTACGCTGATCCTTCAGACCTAGATGGTACGGCTGACCATTTAACTGAACGTGGGATATACAGGACACTTACTCAACTCTCTGAGAATCCAAGTTTCGACCAAGCTGCTGTAAGCCGCCTTAAAATGTTTTACGCAACTCAGCAAGGATTAGTCATAGCCGAAGAGACTACAAGGCAAATGCAGGACAAGAACGAGCGTCTTGAACTACTGGGTGTACCGGATATGAATCTGCCTCAGCTTGGCACTACGGTGGTTGAACTCAAAGCCTGTTTTCAGAAGATATGGGACGCTACGGATGATAGGGCTTACTGGCACATCATTGTCTACGCTGGTCCTGAAATCCTGATGGCTAAACCGATACAAAAGGCTCTGAATATAGATATGTTGCCTCTTGTTACTTGGTCTGATGATCCCGAAAGAAACGACCATTATCCCGATGGCGTAGCTGATATAGCCAGAAATCCAAATAAACTGCTCAATGCGATGATTTCCGCTTTGGCTGAGAACCGAATACTGCGGAATATGGGCATGAATTTTTATAATGCTAAGGCAGATGAGAACTGGGTTCCCCAAAGCTTTGAGCCTGTACCTTTTGGCTGGTATCCGCTTCCTGGCCCGCCTAAAGAGGTTTTCCAGAAGGTTGATATACCGGATATGTCCGAATCCTTAGATGAGATGCAGTATGTCCAGAAACTCGTAGAATCCGCTACAGCAGCTACAGCAGCCACTAAAGGTGAGACTGATCAGAATAAAGTCACTCTGGGTGAAGTCGAACTTGCTGTGAGCGCAGCTAAAGAGCGTATTTCTTCAATCGCCAAGTTCTATATGCTTGCTCAGAAAGAAAAGGCTGAGAAATGGGCCAAGCTGATGAACGCCAACGCTGACAAGCTCGAAGCCGTTAAACTCTACAAGAAATCCCACAAAGGGAATATGTACTCGAAGATGGCTTATGCTTCTACCTGGAAGTCAGATAAGGGTTATAACTGCCGAGTAGTGTCTACAGCCGAGAGACAGAAGCAAGGTTTAAAGTCCTTACAGAAGCTTCAAGCTGTCAAAGCCAACTTCCCTGATAATCCGGTCATGGCGAAAGTCTACGGCAAGAAGCTACTCGAATTTGCTGATGTAAATCCTGATGATGTGAAAGCAGTTCTCGATTACGAAGAGCAGAAAATGACCTCTGGTGTTCCTGCTGGTATGCCTACTCCTCAAATCGCACCTCCCAAAGTATTAACACCTCAACTCAATGGCCAGCCCGCTTGAACTCCTTGAACAACGTGGCCTGAAATACGAAGAACTCAACGCTGCTGAACGAGAAACCCTTAATGGGTGGTATAAGGCTCTTTCGGAAAAAACTCTCTCTGTAGGGGATATTCAGGACAATACGAGACGACTGATAGAAGCGGTTGAGAATCAGTTAGCAGATCTCAAAGAATCAACTTCCTTCTGGTCGTGGCTGTTTAACAGGAAGAAAGATATTTACCTCAAAGCCCGACTCAAGAACTACCTGATGCTTTACGATTTTCTTACCGGGCCTGAGAAAGCCCGCAAGCATATCGAACAATCCATAAACAATATAAAGCCTAAATGAACCGTTACGTTATCAAAAAGTATGTGATGGCTAAATCTCTATCTGACGCTTTGAAGAAAGAAAAGGATGTTGCTCCTGACGATGCTTGGAAGGATGAAAAACAGCCTGAGCCTGAACAGAAACCAGATCAGATAGGTTTTAACATAGAAGGTGATAGCTATTACTACTCGCCTTATATCAAACGCAAAAAGCGTAAATGCAAAAAATAATTAAACAAGGAACAAAACAATGAACGACGAAGCAAGAACTGCTCTAAACGAGATTCTATCCAAAGAGCCTGCCGCTCTCACTGAAGATGAGAGGGATTTCCTCATGGCTCGAAGAAGCTATCTCACCGAAGAGCAAAAAGTGAACTACGGCGTTACTGAGCCTTCTGTAGAATCTTCCAGCGAAGACGCAGAAGCTTCTGAGGCTGGGTTAAATCCCGATGAAGCTCCGAAGAAAGCTCCGAAGAAAGCCAAATAGTTTTATTCGTTAATCTGCCAAACCTCCTAATAAGAGACGGCACAATCAAATGTCAGATACTATCCAAACTCCCGATGAGGGAACGGAATTACAGGATCAGGTCACTCCTCAAGCTGACCCGGAGATAGAAACTCCTCAAACTCCTGATGAAGTAGTGGAAACTCCCGCTGCGGAACCCACAACCGAGCAGACTCCATCAGAACCCGAACCTCAAGACCCCTATAAAAAGAAATTTGTAGACTCGGCCAGAGAAGGAATCCTTCTCAACGAACGGGTGAAGGTACGGGATGCTCGACTAGAAACATTAACAAAACAAGATACCCCGACTGATGAGGCAATGCGGAAGCTCTATCCTGAATGGGATAACCTCGATGACTACAACAAGCGTGTACTTATCAGGCAAGAGACTAACGCTATGCGCCAAGCTCGACTTGAGGCACAGCAACAGGAAATTCTTGACCGTCAGAAGCTCGATGATGAGCTAGAAGACGTTATAGACAACACTCCTAAGCTCAAAGGGAGAGAAGCTGAGTTCAAACGGTTTGCCAAGCAAAAGAAAAATCTTGGTATCCCTGCTGAAACTCTGGCCAAAGCTTTCCTTTATGAGCCTGACGAAGAAGCTCCTGCTCCACAGCCTGAGCCTTTGCCTAAAGAAGCTCTGCCTGTTGGCTCTGGTGGTCCAAGAGGCGACCTGAAGCCTAAGAAGATTTCTTTGGAAGAAGCCGCACATATTCGCAAGACTGACTCCAAGCGGTATAAAGAGCTTGTGATGGCCGGTCAAATCGAAGAACTCGAATAATCAGTGGTGAGGGTATCTTCAGAAACCTCACATAAATGCCCTCCGTACGAGGAACTAAAATCGCAGAAGCTTTTTCGCAGAAGTTGTTTCGGCACATCTACGAAAATGCTCCGATTGACGAGGTTGTAAACAGGGATTATGAGGGTGAAATCAACGCAGTTGGTTCCAAACTCAACATCTTAAACCTCGCCAAAATCTCAGAAAAGACCTATTCCGGGTCTAACCTTACGGCTGATGACTTAACTGAAACTAATACTCAGTTGGTTATTGACCAATACAAATCCTTCTACTGGAAGGAAAAAACTCTCGATAACTGGATTTCTTACATCAAGAATCCAAAAGGTACTGTTATCGAGCAGACTGGAAACGAACGCAAGAAAAATATCATGTCTTTCTTGCTCGGCTTCTATGCTGATGCCGCTGCTGGTCAGTGGTATGGTGTTAATTACATCACTGGAACTGTAACGGTTGACGTTACTACTGGTGTTGTCACTGGATCAGGTACTACTTTCACCTCTGGAATGGTCGGCAAGCCTTTCAAGGCTACTGGTCATACCAAGTGGTATCGCGTCAAAACCTTCTCTTCGACCACATCAATCACTATTGAAAACGATAGTGACGACGAGACCTCTGCCTATGATGGTGGAGCAATCTCTGGTGGTTCTTCTTACACCATACAGGCCAACACAGTTCAAACCGTTGATAACGGTGGTTCTAATC